TTCTTACTTACGCGCTTTCGCGTTGCCATTTCTGACTCCCTTCGCTAGCGCCAATTCTAGCTGAGACTCCATTTTATCAAGGCGCGACACTATTGGAATATTCTCCAATTTGATTATGTAGCGAAGGCCAGCAATTAGAAGGGCAATTGATCCTAAGACTGATGCAACTAAAGTAGCCAATTCAGCTGCAACCATTACCGGACTTTGCCGTAACGCTCATAATTTGGATTGAGCCAGTTAATGATGCTAGGCAAGACTGACACTAGAGCGGCATTTGCAATTGCATTGACATCTAGGCCGACTGCTAGATAAGTCGCTAGGGCTGTCGCTAGGAATGTCTTTGCCCAGCTTTCGGCCATCTTCTTTAGGTCGCTCATTAGATTCTCCTTCAAGGTTAAACCATTTGCCATCTGTGTCTCCCAAGCTAGTAAATGATATATGGAAGTGACTACGATGAGGATTAGCGCCTGAGTATTTACGCCGCTTCCAGCCCAGTATTGGGCTCATAATCTTGCCATCGTAGATAATATATTTAATCCGCTTATCGCCCTTTTTTGCGCATTTACGAATCTTCTCAACTAATGCGTAAGCCTCTTCTTTATGAGCTGATAAATCAGAATCAATATCTAAAGCTCTGACGATTCCTCTTGCGTCTGGTATATGGTCAGAACTGCCCTTTGCAAGATGCCGAGCATCAGCCACCCAGCCATCAGACTTGCGATCCCTATCAGGATAATCGTCATCAATCTGATTCCTTAGTTGAATTCCTGCTGCGCATAATTTAGGCATTATCTTGAAGGATTGTGCTTAATCTTCTAGTTCTGGAACTATCCAACGACAGGTATCTTCATCAAAGCCAATGGCATTATCTGGCTCTGGTGCAATAAACGCATCTCTAATAGGATCATAAGTAAAGCCTATGCCTGCATAGTTCTTGCGTATGTTGCCATTGTAGGAAGTGCGCTTTACTGTGTAAGGCGTTCCTTGAGCGTAATAGGTTTCTGTATCTAACCCATCTATTAACTCTGTTTCATCTTTGCCTACTGTTACAGCAACGACTATGTTGTTTTCATCTAAATATGCGTAGTGTGCCATTATGCGAAACTAACTGTGTCTGATATGCCTGCTGCTGTAATCGTAGAAATCTTAAATCCACCTGCTGGTGCGGGTGTGCTTTGTGTAACTCCACCGCTAAATGTTGCAGTAAAATTATCTGGATATTTAAGAATAACTACACCTGAACCACCATTACCGCCTGCGCGAGAGCCTGTTGAACCTGCCCCACCACCGCCTCCGCCTGTGTTGGTAGTTCCATTACTTCCTGAACCTGAACCATTAACTGCGCCATTTCCACCGCCACCAGTTCCACCGCTTCCACCTGCGTTAGGTGATAATGAACCGCCACCACCACCGCCAGCTCTTGTTACTGATGAACCAGTAATGCTTGATGCAGTTCCAGCGCCACCATTACCGCTTGCAGCGCCAGTTGCGCCAACCGCAGATGCACCGCCACCGCCGCCACCTCTACGCTGACCATCATCTTGACCTTCACCGCCGTTATTACCTTCAACTGGATCATAGCTACCTTCGTTACCTGAGCCGCCTAGATTTGCAGTTCCAGCTGTTGCAGCGCCAAAGCCGCCGCCACCAGAACCACCAGAGCCAGCTGGTGAAGCGCCACCATTTGTAGTTCCTAAACCACCACCAGTAGAGCTAATAGTTGAAAATGTTGAGTTAATGCCTTTAGCACCGCTTGCTCCAGACCCACCAGCACCACCGCCACCTACTGTTAGTGCGTAGGTAGTTCCTGGATTTAACTTGAGACCCGATGCTGTTCTATAACCACCAGCACCGCCACCACCACCTCTATCACCGCCACCGCCGCCACCGCCTGCTATTACTAAATATTCAACAACAAGGCGCGGATAATTTTGTGCAGAAGCAATCCCGAGTAAAAACATTACGCTATATCTCCTACTACATACCAAGTATCAGTTGCAACCTTGATACAGGATGCAGCCGAGAACTGCGCTCTTAACTTAGGAGCTGTGGCAGTTGCTCCAGTTGATGAGATCGTAGTAGTGCCTGAAGTAACAGCCTTGATAGTTGTCTGACCTGCTCCGATTTGAATAACATTAATCACTGATCCAATTGGAAAAGCAACATTAGCATTAGTAGGAATCAAAAAGTCATTAGCACCAGCAACCGACATAGTCACTAGCTTGTTGCGGTTATCTGTTAAAACTACTGTATAAGTAGCGGTCTGGGCATTAAGAGTTAATTGACCTACTGCCGCATCAAAGCCGTTTCCAACTGTGCGTATAGCAGCAGCCCCATCCTTGACCAAATCTGTATCATCTGGAAGGTCAATACCAAAAATCGTTGTCGTTGCCATAGTTCTCCTTTAGCCTACTATTGTAGCGTTCTGCCAGTCCAAAGTAGGGCTGACATCATTCCAAGTTAAGTTATTTGGCAGGGAAGTCCATCTGAACGCCTGCAGCGAAAATTCTAGGGGACTTACATTCATAGTCAGATTGAGCTGATTAAGGCTAGCGGTCCAAGTCCAGCCTTCTACGAATCCTAAAAATGTGCCATTTACCATATTAGGTGGCAGGTTATCTATGCTAAGGGCTAGGCCCATAAATACATTTAGAAGGTCATCCCGCTCAGCATCAGGTATCTCTGGGCTGGATATTGGGAAGCTGATTTGACGCAATGCAAATTGAGGCTGAGCGCGAATAGTAAGGTAGAACTCAGCTTGATCCTCCGCATCATTCTGGTTGCGCAGAGTGGTTTGAATAGTTGCTGCTAGTTGGCCATATTGCTCAATTGATGATGGGTCGCTATCGGTGACACTTTGATTGCCAGCTGACCCATAGGAAAGAGTTATCGCATTTCTAACATCGCCAGCTCTTTTAACGATTGATAATCCCGGACCTATAGCATCGTTAGCATCAAGATTTAGATAGCCATCGGATACGAGGTATTGAGCTCTATGGGTTGAATCGGCGTATCCAATACGGCCTTGAGAATCTTCATACAGATAGCCAAGTCCGCTATTAGCAAAGCGAGAAGCTAGGTTATAAACTGTGTCGTTTAGGTTGCTTTCAGAGTGAAGCTCATAATCGCCTGGAGTATCTATTTCACCTAGTCCGCTATTTTCAGCATCCTGCCATTGAGTAGTAGCGTCATATCCATTCCAAGTTTCAGCTGCTGGAACTTCATTCCATTGGTCAAATAGGACTGTTGATAGCAATTCTTCTATTCGGTCTCCATCAACTTGATGAGCAAAGTTGCCAACATAAACCGCCCTAGCAAGTCTTGCTAAAGCTCCTACTGCTGTTATCTGAATTCTTTGACTCGTTGCTGTTGATCCCGAAGTCTGGACTGTAATTCCTAGGTCAGTAATAAAGCCGCCAAAAAGATTGACATAAGTGCCAGTTGAATCTTGGACTTCTATTGTTACTGCATCGTTAATCTCATAAGGAACTGATGCCCCATTAGTCTCAATTAAGGTTAGGCTGCAATAGCCAGCCAGCGGCTGTTGATAAATATCATCGCGGCCAGAGGTAATAGTAAGTCCGCTAAGTGTGGCGTTAGTGACTGTAGAGCCATTGACTTTAACTCGATAGACTGGACTCCAAGCGGTCATAAGATTAGTTGATCACCGCCGCCGCCAAGTCTGCGGCTGCTGTTATTTAGAGCAAGTTGAATTGCTCGGCTAAATCCTTCTTCATCAATTACTGATGGAGCATTGACATTAATAACGACATTGCCGCCCTCGTCTCCGCGTCTAGCAGCTGCAACATCAAAGTTAGACGGAATCGCATTGCCAGTTGCCCTTAATCCAGATTGGAAAGTAGGCAATGTGCCTGTCACAACTGGAACAGTTATCCCTGCAACATTTGCTACGCCACCACCACTGCCAGTGCCGCCGCCATTACCGCGAATAACAGGCGTCCCAGCGGTAAAGCCTGATGGAAGGCTAGATGATGAGACTGTGTTGCCGCCTGTGCCGCCTGATGCCGCGGTTACATTATCAAATAATTTAACCGCTGCAATGATTGCTCCGACTACTGCTGCGCCAGTTGCTAAGCCAGCAAGTGGGTTAAGAGCGAATCTAGAAGCAATAGCAGCGGCTACTGCGCTATTACGCAAAAGGTTATAAGCGGTAACTAGGCCAGTAATGAGAGCAATAGTTGCTTGCACTCCAGCTACTATTTTAGATACTACAAATACTGTTGCTATAACGCCAGCAACAATCATAAGCTCATCCTTAAGATCGATAACTGTGTTAATAAATCCTCTAACCTTTTTACCCCATTCAACAGCGGTTTTTTGGCTATCAGTAAGAGCTTCATCTAAACTATCTTGCCCGGTCAAGCCAGAGATAAATGCTTCTAAAGCTGGAATGAAGTTGTCTAATATCCAAGCCGTAAGTTCTTGAACTATTGGCAGCAAGGCAGCTCCGATAGATTCCTTGGCTTCATCAAGAGCTATCTTGACGCGCTCTAATTGCTTGGCTGTGGTCTCTGATTCCTTCTCGGCAAAATTTCCAAATGTGCCAGTCAGCTGCTGGAAGATTGCATCGAAGTCTTTACTCTTTATGATATCTGCATCAAGGCCAAGGCCAAGCTTGCCAAGGGCGGTAGTGTTGCCATCATAGGCTCTACCCAAAGCGTTAGATATTGTCTCTAATGGCTTGCCAGTTGCAGCACTTAAATCTAGTGCTAAATTTAGTAGCTTCTGAGCTTCTTCTACATCCTGCGTTGATCTAACTAAGCGAGTAAAGGCAGGGCGCAACCCATCGTCTGCGACTCCTATAGCGATTGAAGTCTGTTTTATGTATTTCTCAACGCCCTCAATTTGTTTAGCAGTAGCGCCAGTCGTTGCAGTAATAGTCTCGGCTAATCGGCGTTGGGCGGTCTCATCTTCGGCAGCAGCTTTGACTGCGCTGATTGCAAATGCGCCAATAGCTGCGCCAGCAGCGGCAAATGCAACAGCTGCCTTCTTACCAAATTCTTTAGCTCTTTCGCCAATATCATCAATATCTTTAGAGCCATTTGCTAATTTCTTTTGAAAGTCTGCTGTGTCTGCAAGAAGCTTGAGCGTTAATGCTCTGGAATCAGATGCCATTTATGCCCCACTTATCTAATATCTTGTTAAATGCTCTAGTCCATTGTGCCACAATATTCTTCTGCTCTTGGCGTAGAGTTGGATAAATAAACCATCCGCGAGAGCCGCGCCCTTGTCTGCCAGAGTAAGCAGGAAATTGATTGAATTTATTTGAACCAAATTCAAAGCCAGCCCAAAGCATTTGAGTATTAGCTCCACCGCTAAATCTTTGACTAGCAAAGCCGTATTTAATTTCGCCAGTAGTGCTG